TTTATGGGGATGCACCTTAAGCATCCCCTCTCTTATAAGGACCTATTGTGGCACAGAGACGCTTTGCATTAATCAATAAGCAGATAACGGGAGCACAAGCTTCCCTTGAGTTATCTGATCTTACTGATGTCAATACGTCTACTCCGACCAATAGAAATGTCCTTGTTGCGGACGGTACCGATTGGGAAAGTCGCGCACTAGTAGAAGCAGATATATCAGACCTTCAAAACTACTCATTGGTAGGTCATACCCATGTAGAAGCAGATATTACTGATCTTGGCTCCTATTTAGAGAATATCGTTGAGGACACAACGCCGCAGTTGGGTGGGAACCTCGATATGAATGGTTTCACTATAGCTGGTATAGCTGAGGCTAATTTTCTAGACAAGACGGCTACAGAAACCGTTTCTGGAAGGTATACATTTACCGCTACTTCTTCCGGCTCTGTAGGAGCAATAACCCTAGAAAGCGCCTCCCCTTTACTTAGGTTTAATGAAACCGACGCTACGGCGGATGAGGGTGGCTGGGATATCGGAGCGTCTAATGATAGTTTATTATTTCGAGCCATAAACGATGCTAGATCTGCTGCTACTACGTTTATTGATGTGCAACGGACTGGTACCACAATCGATGAAATAGAGCTTAACGCGACCACCATTGATGTAAACGGCACTATGGACGTATCCGGGGCGCTGACCGCTTTTAGTTATGGTGGCATCCTTGAAGCGAACTTGCTTGATAAGACAGCCACAGAGACGATCACAGGCCAGTACACTTTTGAATCACGCGTTGACATAGACGATGGTGCAGGGCTTAGAGTATACGACTCCACTGATACAGTTTTCGGTAGCTTGGATCAAACCGCAACGAACTTCCAGATTGCCAGCTCTGGAGCATCCAATATTCAGCTAATCTCTGGTGGCGGGTTTATAAACGTCGTAACCGGCAGCACTTTTCGAGTGTGGGATGCCGGTAATACTGATCGAGCAGAGTTCAGCCACGACGGTACAGATTTTAACACGACGTTAGTAAACACGACAGACTGGAACATCTCGGGCGCGCGCGCAGTATTCGACGCCCAAGTAGTCATTGATGCAAACCCGGACACTACTGGCGGGACGCTGCACTTACGTGGCCCAAACAACACATCTTTGAGTCTTCAAGAGGAAGACGCTACGGCTAATAACGGTGTGTGGGACATCAGGGCTACGGCTGAACGGTTAATCATTCGAGCCTTGAATGATGCGCAGAACGCGGCGGGTAACGCAATAGACATAAACCGTACTGGTACCACAATCGATGAAATTGACCTTAACGCGACCACCATTGATATTAATGGTGCAGCGGATGTAAGTGGTAATTTGACGGTGGGCGGTGAGTTAATAGCTAATTCTGGCGGCGGGCAGGCCGACCCGAAGATTCGTTTCGACAACGCGACACAGACCGGATTATATAGCAACACCGTGAACGAGCTGTCTATAACTGCCGGAGGTATTAGACAGGTATTGATTGACAGTACGACGTTCCGAGTAAATAATACTTTACTAGTTGACGAAACGATCTTCATAGATGAAAGAGCTGCAGCTGCTGCCGACCAAGCAGGAAAGGGTCAACTCTGGGTACGTAATGACACGCCGAACACGTTAATATTCACTGATGACGCAGGCACTGATATTGTAATAAGTAATACTAGTATTGGTGGGATTCAAAGCAAGTTTTTAGCTACAACTACAACTGCAAAGACTACGGATACTACTCTAGCGGATGAGACCGACTTATCGGGATTTACACTGGAGACAGGGGCTACCTATATATTAGAAGCCCATATCAATTATCTTGGGGGCTCCGTCCCGGACATTAAGATGCGATTCCAATTCTCGAATACTCCATCGGGAGACTACTCTTACGTATCCGTAGACAATTCAGGAACTACTAATGAAACCGATAAAGCAAACGCCACCGCAACTATAGTTCTAGATACTATTAATACCAGAGAACATAGTGTTCGTATAATTGGCGCTTTTACTGCAAATGTTACAACAGGGGGTACCATGGATTTTCAATGGGCACAGAACACATCGAGTGCGGCTGGCGTCTCCTTAGATGCTGGATGCTGGATAAGACTTACACGAGTAGTTTAAGAGGAATATACATGGCAACACAGCTAGAAACCGTTAATAACGTCCTTCGCCGACTGCGAGAGGATACAGTATCTACTATCAATGAGACGGTATACTCTCAGCTTATAGCGCAATTCGTTAATGATGCCAAAGCAGATATGGAAGAGATCGCTTATGATTGGTCTGCTTATATTACGGAGATTGATACTACCGTTCTTGCGGACGGAACCACCACGTATGATCTAACGGACACAAATGACAGGTCTTATATGATTCGTCAACAGGAAGACCGTACTCCTATGGCCTTCGATATTACGACGAATGACCGTCACCAACTCTATGATATTCCTTATAAGGAACTCTTAGAGACTCGGGCTGGGGCTGCTGCAGTAGATGTGGCTAAGCCGCAGATATTCTCTATTATCTCCGACTCCGATGGCCGGGGCTTCAGCCTAGAGCTGTTATACGGAGCAGATAATGCGAGGCCATGGCGCACCTATTGGTACGTCCCACAGGCTGAGCTAGCTATAGATGACACAGACTCCAGTACGGAAATTCTCCTTCCTGCCCGTCCTATTCAACTTCGAGCCTATTATTATGCATCAGAGGATCGCGGCGAGGCACAGGGTGTAGCCCTCGACCTTCTGTGGCGACGCTCAGAGAATGCAATCGGCGCAGCTATAGAGATTGACCAGCAGGTTAATAAGCCCTACGAGAATAATATACGTAACGACGAGAGCCTCTAAATGCCAGTGCCACAATCAGTACAAGGCGTTCAGTTAATCCCGATTAATCTATCGGGCCCTGCCTTTGCGGGACTTAATACTGAGCTTTCCGGTAACATCCTGCCCACGACTTGGGCTACGACTCTGGATAACGCGGTCTTTGATGACTCGGGGCGTCCGGCGTCTCGTAAAGGATGGAACTCACTAACGACTACTCCGGGCTCTGGTGTGGTCATGCGTATCTTTGAGTACTACAAGGCGGATGGCACCAGTGATGTTATTTACTCTACGGATGCGAATATATATAATGATACGACAACTGCTACAGCGATTGAAGGCACTCTTACTATTGCCGACGGCAACATCAAGTTCGCCAACTTCAACGATAAGTGCATTGCCTTCGGAGTTGGGACTGGTGGAATCCCTGCCGTTAAAACCACCGGGAACTTTGCTGATATTACAGTCAATTCAGGCACAGCACCCACAAGCGGCATTGGAACATCTGCATTTGGCAGAATCTGGGCAGTTGATACAGATGGTAAGACGCTTCGATACTCCGCTCTATTAGATGAGACACGATGGGATGCTGCAGATGGTGGTGGCTCTATTGACTTCTCTAAGGTCTGGCCTTCGGGACAGGACGACATTATTGCAGTAGAAGAGTTTGCTGGAGACCTTATTGTCTTCGGCTCCAACAACACCGTTATCATGACAGATGGACAGGGTGCCGAGTTAGGTATTGATCCTACCGCTCTGTACGTATCGGATACTATTCCGGGTGTTGGTGCAGTTACACAGTTTGGTATTACTCGCGCTGCTGGAGACCTCTGGGTTGTTACTCGTTCTGGTATTGTAGGGCTTAGGAGAGAACTCCAGTCTAAGTCTACTCCGCTTACGAACCTGTCCAAGAATGTACAGTCTGAGATTGTGGCGGCTATTGCCAACGAGACTGACGTAGATGATATTACACTGGCCTACTCTCCTAAAGAGTCTATGGTCGTCGTTTGCTTTCCTACGTCGGATCGACAGTTCACTTTTGATACAAGGGCACCTCTTGAGGATGGTTCTTTCAGAGCTACCTCATGGACCTCCAGCCTACAGACTCTAGCGTATATCCGGGACTCACAAGACTTCTATGGCTCACTCACGACCACTGTTGGTGAGGTCATGCAGTATACCGGAAACAATGATGATGGAGCGGACTACGCATTCGACTATGAGTCAGGCTGGCTTGATCTAGGCGAAGAGCTTAATGTATATCTTAAGTTTGTAAAACGCCTCACGAGCTTTGTGTTTCTCTCACAGAATGTGACTATTGTTAATAAGGTAGACTACGACTTTGGACTTAATGAATACACAATACAAAAGACCGCAACTGGGGGGCGGGTTGCCGAGTATGGTAATGCCGAATACGGAGATAACGGCGTTTATGATGTCAACGACTCTAACGCTGTGGCTGGCACTGACGTTGCTGAGTACTCAGGTAGTATCCAGCTGAGGACTATGGATGCCCAAGGACAGGGCGGTGGACAATATATTCGGGTAGGAATGCGCTTAGATACAAACTCAGGTGAATTCGCCCTTCAACAGATTAACCTATTTGCTAAGGTAGGGAGACTCGCTACATGAGTGATTATACAAAGACTACAGATTTCGGTGCTAAGGACGCTCTTGCATCGGGTAATGCCAATAAGATTGTCAAGGGCTCGGAGATTGACGATGAGTTTGATAACATCGCAACTGCGATTGCCACTAAGTATGACTCGGCAGATAGAGGCGCAGCTAATGGTATTGCCTCCCTTGATGGTAGCACGTTAGTTCCTGCCGCCCAGCTTCCTGCTGCTACCACTACGGCACAGGGCGCAGTCGAGCTTGCTACTAATGCTGAGACAATTACTGGTACAGATACCACGCGGGCTGTAACTCCAGATGGTCTTCAAGCTGTACTTGACCAGAATGCAGGTATTGCGGACGACGTTGTGAATCTCGCAGACCCCGGTGCAGATCGTATCCTATTCTGGGACGATTCTGATAGCGCACTTGAGTTCTTGACTGTTGGTACCGGCCTTGATCTTACTACCAATACTCTGTCCCTTTCCTTCCTTGGAATTGAGTCTCTTGTTGATCCAAACGCAGATCGCATCCTGTTCTGGGACGACAGCGGTGGAGCAACGGGATGGTTGACTCCTACGAATGGCCTAGAGATTAGTGGCACAGATCTGCAATTAGTGGACGTAGCCGCCGGAGCAGCACAGCCTGTAGTAATTACTAATGGCAACTTTACCTTTGACTTAGATTCTATAACTGAGCTTACTATTGATGGTATGAGCCAGACGGCAGATAAGTTTGTTGTCTCCGATGGCGGTACTATTAAAGTAATGCCCTATGATGAATCTGGTATTATTGTTGCTACGGTATCCGGTACTACAGATACCCTTAGCCGCGAGGACATGAATAAGTTTATTGAATACACTAATGCCTCGGCGGTAACAGTTACTTTGAATACGGGCGTCGGTACGACGGGTAATATAGTTCTAATCAA